AGCGCCGAACAGAGTGTGTGATGTTTTCCACATGGGTGTGGATAAGTACAATTGAATAATTTGCCACAGATAGGGTAGCTCCCGAACAGCACAATGCCTAGTGCCTTCTGTGGCTTTTATTATAGGCAAAATTACGAAAGGCAGGTAATTTATGGAGAAATATCACGAGAATAAAACACCAAGAGATTCAGAATATGTTCAAGCGTATCTGAAAACACATTCACAGATAAAAGCCGCAAAGGAATGCGGTGTAAGTCGTGAAACAATAGCAAGAGCTGTCAGGCGTTCCGGTATTCAGTTAGATGGCAGGAAATATAACATCGGCAGTAATAATGGGCAATTAAAAATCACAGATGAAGAGCTGATAAGAGAGTCAGCAATTTTAAATGGATTTCAAATTGCTCAAAAATACAACATTGATATTGTTAATATTTTTAGAAGGGCAAAAAAACTTGGCTTAAAAATAAAAGTTGATGGAAATAAATGGAAAGACCGTTGTAAACGATACGGTGTAAATGATTTTGATGAAACAATAACTCTTGAATTGGTAATAAAGAAATATGATGGCATATGTCAACTATGTGGGAAACCTGTTGATAAATCAGATATGACTAATGGTCACATCGGAAGGTTATATCCTACGGTTGACCACATATTACCGATTTCAAAAGGTGGTTCGCATACTTGGAAAAATGTGCAGTTAGCTCATATGTATTGTAATTCAAGTAAATGCGACAGGTACACGGTAAAAAGAGAGGGGGCTTGGACGTGACAAGTCTGATTGATGCCGCCAAGAGCGGCGATAAGAGAGCAACATTGATTGCGCTGAGAGATAAGCTCGCTGAGACAATACAGAATTGCGACAGCGGAAGGGATATGGCTTCAAATAGCAAACGGCTGATGGAAGTCATGGCAGAGATTGAAGCCTTGCCTGATGATACACAAAAGAAGGTATCAAAGCATGACCGCCTAAAACGTAAGAATGAGAATAGGTAGGCAAGAGCCGACATATTCTGTTATCGGCAATTACGCATATTCTTACGGTTCAGAAGTGGTTGAAATGTTCGAAGAAGAAGGCGGCGCAACATTTTATCCATCACAGAAAATGGAATTGGAGCTGATGCTTGCTCGAGATCGCAACGGCGAACCATCAGCTTTGACCATAGGGATATCCAAACCGAGACAGAATGGCAAATCATATGCCGCAAGATATTATGCGGTTTATATGAGTGTATTTGAACATCGGCAGGTGCTATATTCGGCGCATCACAGCACAACAACCAACAAGATGTTCTCCGCAATCTGCAATCTGTTTGAAAGTCCGGAGCGTTATCCTGATTTTGCGGCAGATGTAAAGAAAATCAGCCACGTTCGAGGTTATGAAGGCATTTATTTCAAGGATTGGAAGGATGATGACGGAATAATTCACGATGGTGGTTGCATTGAATTTGCCACAAGAACAAACAGTGGTTCTCGAGGTGGTACATATTCCGTAATAGTCATAGATGAAGCGCAGGAATTGACTAAGGAACAACAAGAAGCGATGTTGCCTGTTATTTCAGCGGCTTCAGATGTTTCAGATGTTGAGAAGATGCCACAGCAGATATTTGTTGGCACTCCACCAAATGCAACCTGTCACGGTACAGTGTTTGCAGATATGCACAATACGGCGCATAGCACAGAAAAAGGAAACGTATGGTGGTTAGAGTGGAGCATCGTATCAAATAATCTTGAACAAACCATTTGTGATACACAGGCGGCTCTCGACTTAGCTTATGAGACAAATCCTGCTATGGGTTATCGTATTGCAGAAAAAACTATTCTGAATGAATACGAAACCATGAGCCTTGATGGTTACGCAAGAGAACGGCTCGGATGGTGGACGCCAATCACTCAGCAACGTGTTGACCTTGCCATTGATGCGGCTGTTTGGAATGCCTGTGCATCAGAAGAACGCAAGCCCGAAGGCAAGACAGCCTACGGCGTGAAGTTCTCTCCCGATGGCGCAGAGGTTTGTTTGTGTGGGGCTGTGATTCCTGATGATGGTATTGCCAGGATATCACTCATCGAACGGAAACCGACAGGATTCGGCACACAATGGCTTGCTGATTGGCTTAATGCGAGATACACGCAGGCATCCTGTGTTGTGATAGATGGTCGGAATGGAGTTGATGTGCTTGTGGACAAAATCACAGGCACTTGGAGATATAAAGGCTCGGTCATAAGACCGACATCAAAGGAAGTCATCGCCGCAGTCAGCTTGGTGATGGACAGCCTTAACGAACATACATTGACATGGTATAAACCGCAAGACATGCTCCGTGACAGTGCGCTCTCGGCAATCAAGAGACCAATCAGCGGAGGGTGGGGGTTCGGGGGCGATGATTCTGCACCGATTGAAGCCTGTGCATTGGCTCTATGGGGCGCAAAAAACAGCAAACGGAATCCAAACAAGGTCATGCGGATCGGATGAGGTAACAGAATGCAGTTAAACATTGAACCGGAAAGCATTATTGGATTGAATGTTGAGGAAATCCCGAAGGTCAGACAGTTAATTGACGTTTACGAGAACCATCTCAGCAATAATGCTCAGAAAAACAAATATTATGAGGGCAAGATTTCACTCGACAGTGTTAATCTTGGGCTTGCGTTGCCAAATGGCTTGGTTGGGCTTGAGATCGGTTGTGCTTGGGGTGCAAAAACAGTCGATGTGCTTGCCGCTCGGTCAATGTTTGATGGTTTTGTCGGGGTAAATGGTGAAGAGGTCGCAGACCTTGACCAAATTGTCATCGACAACAATCTCGAAGCAGAATATGCCAAAGCCTGCCGAGATGAGCTGAAGTTCGGATGCACGTTTGCGACATTATCCGCAGATGAGCAGATTGGTTGCAAGATTCGTTTTCATTCTCCACAGACGGCGGCGGCGTTGTGGGATGGTGAGAAGGGGCGCATTGATTGCGGATTTGCCATCATTGACACAGCTCCGGATGCGTCAAAAGAAAACGATTGGCATCCGTCATTGATAAATTATTACACCGACACAGCGGTTTGGGTGTTTGAGCGCAGGACAGACAATCATTGGTATGCGACAGAATACGCCAACAAGATGGGCAGGCCGCTCATGGAAGCTCTGATATGGAATGCCACAAGCAACAAGCCGTTCGGACGTTCTCGTATCAAGGAACCAATCCGCAGGCTGATTGATGGTTATGTCAGAACGATTGCAAATGCAACTATCGGGCTTGAGTTCGCAACATCTCCGCAGAAATATCTGCTCGGGATCACGGACGAACAGTACGATGTCATCATAAATCAGAAGTTCAAACAGTATGTTGGCTCAATGCTTGCATCAACCAACAATCCGGAGACAGGCGAAAAGCCTGATTTTGGACAGTTGCCACAAGGAACCATATCGCCTCATGTTGAGATGATTCGAATCCTTGCAACACAGTTCTCGGCGGCAACAGGATTGTCAGTTACAGACACAGGCGTTGTCAACGAGGCAAATCCGACATCAAGCGATGCAATCCTGGCGCAGAGTCAGACCTTGATTGCAACAGCAGAGCAATTGAATCTCGGAAATGGTGATTCGCTCCGCACGATTGCGCTCATGGCTCTTGCGATAACCAATAACGTCAGAATTGATGAGCTGTCCGACAGTCAGCGTGATATTGTGGCGCATTTCAAGAATCCTGCGATGCCTAGCGTGGCGGCTTCAGCGGATGCGGCAATCAAGATCGCAAGCGCAAGGACAGCATTCGCCAACACTGACACGTTCCTCGAGATGATTGGATTCAGTCAGGCAGATATTCGCAGGATTAAGAATCAGGAGCGCATGAATTATGGCTTGCAGGTGGTGTCAGAATTAGAGGTTTAATCCATGAGGGTATCAAAAAAGGAATGGGATTCATACATCAGCAAGCTGTCTAAGGTCAACAAGAAGGCATCGGATTTGATTGTGGCATATATCAATGAACATGGCCTTGATGATGTGCAAGACCTTGTATCATATGCAAACAAGGTGGTCATGAAGTACGGTTCCGCATCGGCTTCACTGAATGCGTTGATGTATGACACCATCACAGAGCTTGAGGGCATGTTTTTACCTGCCGCAGAGCTTGCCGCCTTGCCTGAGTATGGTGATATAGCCAAATCTATTTATGGTACGCTCAAAACTTCACAAAACAGCGAAGAGATTGGCGGCGCAGTCGGGCGATTGGTTAAGCAGACAGGACAGGACACGATGCTGAAAAACGCAATCCGTGACCATGCAGAATATGCTTGGATTCCTGTCGGCGAAACATGTGCCTTCTGCCTCACATTGGCGGCAAATGGATGGCAACCGATAAGCGCAAGCGCATTAAAAGGCGGTCATGCTGAACATATTCATGCAAATTGTGACTGCTCATACATGATTCGGCACTCGAAAGACCTTGAGGTCTCAGGCTATCAACCAGAAAAGTATCAACGGATGTATTACGATGCCGAAGGACGGAGCGCAAAAGCAAAAATCAACTCGATGCGGCGTGAATTTTATGCTGAAAATAAAGAGGAAATAAACGAGCAGAAGCGATCCGCTTATGAAAAACGAGAAGAATTGAACAGTAGTGCCGCAGAAGAAACAGAGGCATGACAAAGCATCCAAGACAGGGTGCTTTTTTATT